GAAGAACTTAATCCATCTGAACTGACTAATGCCAAATACAACTGGCAGACTGCACGTAATGGTGCATGGTCTATGCTGGACATCCAACTGCCTGACATGAAGGTAGAGATCACAACAGACAAGCACCAAACTACCATTGGCAATCGTATCATCAGCCTTCATGGTATTGATGGTTCTTGCAGCAACCAAGTGTTCTTTGGTGCGATTGATTTCTTCTGCACCAATGGTCAAATCAGAGGTGAGTATGACAAAATTCGTAAGAAGAATACTGCCAACTTCTCTATGGAAAGTTTCATCTACGAACTGGCTCGTGCTCGTACCGATTTCTACACCGAAGCCAGCAAGATGCAGGTGTGGGCACAGACTTCCACTAAGTATGTGGACATCAAGATGTTGCTTGATGAAATGATTGCGTCTGAACGTAAGGCAGAGAAGATGTACATGCTTTACCTGCAAGAGGCTGCAACACGTGGTCATAACAAGTGGGCATTGTACTCTGCGTTTACCAACTACGCATCGTATGCTGATGAACGTAATGGGTTCAACCTACGTAACACTGGCAATGACACACAGGCAATCAGCATGTGGTCACGTGAGCAAGAGGTAAGCAAGTGGGTCAGTGATAGTAAGTTTATTGAATTGGAGGCTGCATAATATATGGCTAACCTACCACGCTATGTACAAAAACGGGTGTCACCTTCTGGTGGCATCACATACCGCTTTAACCCACCTCAATCGCTGGTGAATGCAGGAGTAGTAGAACGTGAGGAACTTAGCGGCGACATAAAGGTTGCAAGAAGGATTGCCCGTGAGTACAACAAAGACATTGATGTGTACCGTGACAAGCAGTCCCAAGTTATAGAACTAAAGTCTAGCAGCAAAGTGACTGACCTGATTAACTTCTACTACTTATCAAATGATTTCAGTATGCTACGTGAATCAACTAAGGTAGACTACAGATATTTCTTGACCGTTGTGCACAAAACAATTGGGTGTCGTAAGTACAAAGATGTCACACCTAAGATTGCGAAACGTGCATATGAGGATTGGGTGAAGCGTGGTGTTAGTTTTGCTAACCATGCGGCAACCTGTGCCAGTAGGGTATACAACTACGCCATACAAATGGAACACGCAGAACAGAACCCTTTCGCCAAGATCAAACGTAAAGCAACTAAGCAGCGTAAGAATGTGTGGGAGCATCGTGATGTTGTTAAGTTTCTTGATGTAGCTTACAGCGACTTTGAGTACCGTAACATTGGTCTCATTGTGCAGATGGCATACGAATGGTGTCAGCGACTAGGTGACATGCGTATGCTACGGTGGGAGAATGTTGATCTAAAAAGCCAACAGCTTCGCTTGGAGCAAAGCAAGCGTAGGGCTGAGGTGTTCCTGCCTATTAGTGACAACTTGAATGCTATGCTACTTGAACAGAAGGCAGACTTTGGTTTTCAGGAGTGGGTTGTACCCCATCCACAGCCACGTGATGGTAGGTTCAAACCTTACGCAATGGAAAGACTGTCCAAGGTTGGACGCCGCATCATGAGGTTAGCAAAGTTAAATGAAGAGCTACGCCTTATGGACTTACGTAGAACGGGGGTTACGCAGATGGTGGACAGAGGAGTGCCACTACCTCAAATCATGTCAGTGACAGGGCATACACATGTTGCATCTGTGAAACCATATATGAAGCATACATATGAAAGTGCAAATAATGCCTTGACACAAAGAAACGTACATGTACAATTGAGTGTAGCGAATAACATTGAAAGTGATACACATGAATAGTATACAAGAACATATAAGTGATATGGACTTAGTGAATGGTGAAAGTAAACGTACTAACTGCCCCGTATGTGGGGGAGTGAAAACATTTACAGCTACCAATAACATGGGTCAGCTTATATGGAATTGTTACAAAGCAGGGTGCAGTGTATCTGGTGGTACTCGTACTACACTTACCAGTGATGACATCCGTAAATCTCTAGGCTCTATAGCAGAAGAGACTGAGGCAGTATCCTTTCATAAACCTGAGTGGATTGTGAGAGACTACGATGCGGTGCAAGAGTTCTGTGATACGTGGGAACTTGATGCACGTGACCTTGGTTTGTTGTATGATGTTCGTGAACACCGTGTCGTATTTCCTGTGGTACACAACAACATCATGGTTGATGCGACAGGTAGAGCACTAGGAAAAAAGATACCTAAATGGAAAAGGTATGGTAAAAATCCCTTGCCCTATGTATATGGCTGTGGTAAAACTGGAGTAGTCGTTGAGGATTGTGTTAGTGCTGCCATTGTAGGTGAGACTAATGTATCTGGATGCTCAGAGGGTGGAGTGTATGTCGGGGTAGCAGTGTTGGGCACCTCACTCTCTGAGGTACACAAGCAGTATCTCTCACAATTCTCAACGGTTATAATTGCACTAGACCCTGACGCCCTACCAAAGACACTGCAATTCGCAAAAGAATTACGAGGGTACGTTCAAGATGTGAAGGTACTCCGACTAACAGATGACCTAAAATACCGTAACCCGACCGACATAGAAAACCTAACAACACTTGGAGAAGTATAATGGAACTATCACTAGTACGCAGTCTTATGGACAAAGAGTTCTACGACGATCATCGTGGCGCTAAGTGTCCTGATAGACTGTTCAGCAAAGATGTTCGTAAGATCAAGCAAGCAATTGACACTGCTATGGATCGTTATGAACGTACAATTACACCTGACGAGATTGAGGCATTGTTTATGTCAAACAATCCAACCCTCACCACAGCGCAGAAGGGCGCTTACAGTTCACTGTTTAATCAGATCAAGAAGGAAGCCCCAATGGGCAGCGACATAGCACAAGAGGTGCTGTCTAAGCTGTTTCAACAGGTGGTAGGAGAAGACGTTGCCAACCTTGGCTTCGACTACGTAAATGGAACTAAGGGTAGCCTTGAGCCACTGCGTGACATACTTGAGCGTTACTCTGATGACTTCACCCCTGACCTGCGTATTGAGTGGGATGACATTGACGTTGACACACTGCTAGAAAAGAATGATCTTGAATCGCAATGGTCATTCAACATACCTACCCTCACACGTAAGGTAGAGGGTGTTAATGCAGGTCACTTGATTGAAGTAGGTGCTAGACCTAACACAGGCAAGACATCCTTCCATGCCTCACTCATTGCAGCGCCGGGTGGCTTTGCACATCAGGGTGCTAAGTGTGTTATCCTGTGTAATGAGGAAGCATCACACCGTGTTGGTGCACGTTACCTCACTGCCGCCACTGGTATGACAATGCAAGAGGTAAAGGAGAACCCAGCCCGTGCTCGTGATGCATACTCAGTTGTAGCAGACAACATCAAGATCAAGGACGCAAGTGATCGTGACATGTCATGGGTGGAGTCAGTGTGTAAGTCATACAAGCCTGACATCGTTATCCTTGACATGGGTGACAAGTTTGCACGTACTGGTGGCTTCTCACGTCCTGATGAAGCACTGAAAGCTAACGCTATCTATGCCCGTCAGATTGCCAAGTCACATAACTGTGCTATCTTCTACATGTCTCAGCTATCCGCTGATGCAGAGGGTAAGGTACTACTGAACCAGAGCATGATGGAAGGCTCACGTACTGGTAAGGCAGCTGAAGCTGATCTTATGGTATTGATTGCCAAGAATCCAGTAGTTGATGGTCAAGAGGAAGAGGACACACAACGTCACTTGAATGTTGTGAAGAACAAATTATCTGGCTGGCATGGTGTTGTACATTGCGACCTAGAGTACAAGACTGCGAGGTATACAGTGTGAACCAACTAGAACTATTTGAAAAGGTTGTACAGCATTACGAGGATGGCCTTGAGTGCAATAACTGCGGTGTTGTACAACCAGTTGAAAACTTCCAGCACATGACATCAGGTGAGATAAAAAGAAAGTGTCGAACCTGTGCTAGAGAGCAGTCTAATCTGGTTAGTTACCTAAAGAAGATGCACCCTTACCCTGATGATAGTTACACTTGCCCCATATGTGATCGTAGTATTGATCAGATAGGAAAGAAGGGACAGAAGAGATTGCAGAATTGGGTACT